TTAACCGACTACGATCGTGATAAGAAATGCAGCGAGTGTAATTCTTCTCTAGATACTGAAGATGCTCGTCTTGCCCATAAAGATCATCAGGTTAAAACCTTAAGTAAGATCTCAGATATAAAAAATCAACTTGACGAACATGATGTAATAATTGCAAAAAAACAATCTATCTCTGATCTTGATAAGAAACTGCGTAGCAAAAAAAATTTAGAGTCTAGTAATTATCAAGCAGCTATAGAGAGGATATCTGAGCTCAAGTCGCTTGTTAGAACTAAGACTTTTTATATTGAGAATACACGTTTAAAACTAAATTCTGATTCAGCATTGCGAAATAAGATCAGTGGCTTAAGCGAAGCAGTGTCAAACATATTGGCAATGCTAGCTAGTAATAACAAGGACTTAGAACTTTATAAGACACTATCCTCACTATATTCACCTACTGGCGCTCAGGCCTATGTACTTGATTCTATTATTGATTCTTTCAATGAAGTAGTGCAAAAATATGTTGACATTGTATGGCCGAATGCCTCATATATATTGAACTCTTATAAAGAGACATCTAAGGGCGATATAGTAGCCAAATTCTCAGAGACGCTCACTTTGGATGGTAAAGAGGTCTCAGTTGGAAGTTTATCTGGTGGTGAACTAAAGGGTCTTTCCCTGTGCATCGACTTTGCCCTCCTAGATGTCCTAGAGACACAGTTTGGCCTTTCCTTGAATCCAATCATATTGGATGAACCTTTTGATGGGCTTGATGCTATTGGCCGAGAGATCGTCATAGAGCTGCTAGAAACACTGGCCAGGAGTCGCCAGATACTTATCATAGATCACAGTTCAGAAGCTAAGGCTATGTTCACTAAAAGTATCTTTGTTTCTAAGAAGAATGGCATATCCACTATCAGCTTAAATTCATAGTATAATTGAACTATGGATGAATTGGTAAAGAAGTTAACTCAACTCACAGATCTATTAAAGGCTATAAAGCCTGCCAGTACATCGGGCACTAAGATGCCAACTATTCCACCAATAAGACCTCCAGCACCTCCATCGCTAGCACCTAAATCTGCACCAGCTAAAATTCCAGGCATGGCACCATCTGGCAAGAAAGATCCTAAGAAGATCGCCCAGCAAATTAAAGATGGATCAATGTCAACAAAATCACAGAAAGTGATGTTAAAATTTGATGCTAATGGTCAGTGGAAATTAAACGAACCTACAGACCCTAGCAGTATTTAAACTCAGTATAATCTTCTCTCATGGCAAAGAAGAGACCTAAATTCAATCAAGAAATGGCTATACGTGGCGTCAATAGACGACTCTTTGCTAGAAGTCCTTTAGTCAGAGAGAAGCTAGAAGAGTCAAGACAAGAATTCCCTAAATTTAAAAAAGATGGCTCGCGCGCCAAGAAAGATTGGGTTAGACGTCAATGCGAGTCTTGCCTTGAGTGGGTTGGAAGCACTAAGATCTCTGTGGATCATAGAGATCCAGTTGTTCCGCCAGAAGGTTTCCCACCATCATATGATATGTGGGATAGAATTACAGTTTTTTTAAAACGTTTATGGTGCGATAAAAGTAATCTTCAAAGATTATGTGACACTTGTCACAATAAAAAGACACAAGAAGAGCGCATTGCTAGATTACTTAAACAATATACAGAAGAACTAGATCAGATAGAAAAAACTATACAAGTAATGGGTGGACTAAAAAATCTCCTAGAAGCTGGTGGAATAACTAAGAAGTCTTTGATCAAAGATCTATCTAAATATACCGCCAAGAAGAAAACAGTTGGATTAGAATCTGTGGTACAAAGAGCACTGATACTAAAAAACGGTTTGAAAAACAAATAAGGAGAAACGTATGTTTAAGAAAGCTACTGCTAAAAAGGTACTTAATAAGTCATTTGTCGACAATCATGAGAATATTGATGAAGATAAGGCAGCTCAATTGATAGTTCTTGCTGAGCAGAAGATCAAAGAAGTTCAAGAAGAGAAAGATGCTGATGAGAAGCTTATAGCTGCAAAACAAATGGTAAAAGATATCAATTCTGCCTATACTAGTGCCATTAAATATGAGCGCGCTAAAATCTCTTTTCTTCTAGAGAAGATCTCTGAGATTCAGGGCGGCGAAGTGAACCCTAGCTCAGGTGCTAATCTCTGATAAAATAGATATAAGTCTTTGGAGGCTATATGAGTTTAAAAACAGATTTTTATGATGGCGCAACCGGTCTGCATCAAAAGGAACAGGATGCATTCGATGCAGGTGTTACTTTTGTTACTGTTACCAATTTAGCTACTATCAGTACTGCATTAATAAATGCAGCAGCTGCCGGTCAAACTAAGTTTGTAACCACCTTACTTACTACTTATCAGCCAACCTTTTTGCGCGGCAATAAGGGCAACAACTTGATTAATAAATCATATTTAGCTGGAATTAAGAAAGGTCTCTCAGATCAAGATGTGTTTGATTTTGAGTGCACTCCAACTCTCAATATCTCTGATTCAATCAGTACTTCTATTGATCTAAATTTCGATTTTCAAACTACATAATTTTACAATCAAAAACTAATAAAAACCAAGGCCTAAAGCCTTGGTTTTTTATTTGTATAATACTGCCATGACAAATTATCTCTGGCTAGATGGCGAAACAACAGGATTAAATTCACTAAGAAATGACATAGTACAACTTGCTTGTATTCCTGTCATCTCTGGTGTAGAACAATCTAACACATTCAATCAATATTGTCAACCTATCGATTATCAATCTATAGATCAAGAAGCATTAAATATCAATGGACAAACTGTAGAGCGTTTGAGGACATACCAGAAACCAGAAGTTATGGTATCTAATCTAGTAACTTATTTAAAAACTTTCAATGTAAAGTTCACAATTGCAGGATATAACGTAGGCTTTGATAGGGACTTTTTAGCAGCTCTCTTTAAGAAAGTAAATCGTGAACATGACTTCCTTGAATTATTTACACAAGATATTCGCGATACAATGAAGCGAGCTAAAAAGCTTAAAACTCAATTAGGCACATCTAATATAAAACTGGCAACCCTTTGTGCCCACCTCAATATTCCTATTGATGCACATGATGCTTTATCAGATATTCAGGCCACCATTAAACTTGATAAAATTCTAGCAGATATGTTGGGTGAGACAGAGGTCTATGTAGCAGAACAGCATAAGATGCTAGATGTTACATTTCCAGAACCCGCTCAATTACATATTCACTCAATGTTTAGTCATACAGATTCTATCAATTCAGTTAAAGAGTGGGCCAATTATTGCGTTGAAAATAATATACCTGCGTTTTCAGTGGTTGATCATGGCAATGCTACATCTTCTTTTGACATGACACACTTGACCCAGAAAGTCACAGGCATTCCTGGAACAGGTCTTATTGTAGAACTAAATGGCATAAAGTTCCATATGAACGCTTGGGCTATCAATAATGCTGGATATAAGAATGTTATTAAATTATCCTCTGTTGGCTGGTCTAATAGATTTGAAGACTCAACAGTTGAATTTCCATTGCTTACTTTTGAGAAAGTATGTGAGTACAGTGATGGTATTATCTTTGGTATTCCAGGTATTAATGGTCCAATAACTCAGTTATTGTTAAGCAGACAAAAAAGTGAAGCGTTTAATTTGATCAATGACATAGCATCTAAAGTTGACGTAAGACTTGAACTAGCAGCACTTGATGTATATAAATACTTTGATTCTTCTATTGGTTTTGTGGGCTATAACGTAGAGGGTGGAAATATGCAGAAGCATATTAATAACTTCTATCTAGAAACTGCTCAGAAATTAAATCTAAAATGCATCCCAGTTTCTGATGCTCACTTTATAGATCCAGTAGATAAGATTGTTCAAGACTGTGTTGCTAAAAATTCTTTTAAAGATAGTCGTTATTTCTTTGAATCAAGACATGTAGTTAAGGCAACTGAGATGTTCTCTATCTTAAAAGGCCATCTTGGAGATCAATTATCTGAAGCAGACTTTCATGTCATGATTGGTTTCACTCTAGATATTGCTAAACAAGCATCAACCATTAAAGTAAAACATGAATACCATCTCCCTAAAGTAGAGATTCCAGATAATATTAAGTCAAAGACAGATGACTATAATATGCAAACATATTACCATATGATGACTAAAATTAAAGAGTATGGTCGTTGGAATGACTCTCCAGAATACAAAGAGCGCTTTAAGAAAGAAGTTGAAGTTATCATGAAAAATGAAACACTTAACTTTTTGCCATATTTCTTAATGTATGAGGATGTTTGCGCATTTGCTAGATCATCTGGCTTAATGCAAGGTATTGCTCGAGGTTCTGCTGGCGGATCCCTTCTAAGTTACTATCTAAAGATCATCCATGTTGACCCTGTTGCCGCCCACCTACCATTTGAACGTTTTCTATCTAAAGCTCGTATTCGAGCCGGATCGTTTCCAGATATTGATCTGGATATCGCTGATAGAGCTCGTCCACTTGTAATGGGATATTTACAAAAGAAATATAACCTTGGTTTTGCACAGATAGCAACTTTCAATAGAATGAAGACTAAGAATGCTATCAAAGATGCAATGTATGCTCTTTATGGAAGAAATCGCAATGATCCAGAAGTTAAAGCTCTCTGTGATGAGATCGATGACTCTCCTCAAGGAGTAGATGAGCATGATTTTCTTTATGGATATGTAGATCAAGAAGGTATAGAGCATACTGGTGAAGTACATAAAAAACCTATATTAGCGAATTTCTTTAAGCAACGTGTGGAAGTAGAGTCTATGGTTAAGAAACTTATAGGTTCCATTCGCGGTTGGTCTCGACATGCTTCTGCTTTTGTTATATCTACTCTAGATCTCTCTGCTGACCGTATTCCTACTATGGTGATGACAGATAAAGATCTAGGCGACATACTGGTAACCCAGTTTGATGCTTCAATGGTTGAGAAATCTGGTTTAGTTAAGGCTGATATATTAGGGATCAAAACATTAACAATGGTGTCTGATTGTGTTAAGTTAATAAAAGAAAACCATAACTTTGATTTCAATGAAGAATTAAAGGGTGTTCCATTCATCTACCGTCTCCCTGACTCAGATCCTGGAGTATTCACTGATTTCTATAAGAAAGATACAGATTCATCTTTTCAGTTCAATACAGAGTTAATTAAAGGATATGCGCAAGAATTCGCACCTTTAAATAGAGCAGATCTTGCATCAATGACAGCTTTATGTCGACCAGGTGCATTAGATGCGCCTTTTGAAGACACTACTGCTGCTCAATACTTTATGGATGTTAAGAACGGTAAACGAAACATTAAATACTTACATGATGATTTAGAACCAATCTTAAAAGATTCTAATGGTGTTTTTGTCTACCAAGAAGAGGTAATGAAATTCCTAGTTGAGATTGTGGGATACACTTGGGAGGAGTCAGATCTTATTAGATCAGCTATTGCTAAAAAGAAACATGAAGTAATTATGAATACTTTTAGTAAGATACGCGAATCTTGTTCTAAAAGAGGCTGGGATGAAGAAGCTATTGAGACAATTTGTCAACAGATTCAAGCATTCTCTAGATATTCATTCAACAAATCTCACTCATATGCTTATGGCGAACTTGGTTATATAACTTTATATTTAAAGAACCATTATCCATTAGAATGGTGGTGTAGCGTTTTAAATAATGAGGATAATAATGATAAAGTCAAAAAGTACATTGCATACCTCGGAGATACCGTCTCAGCTCCAAGTCTCAAATACCCTCAGCAAATATTCACTATTAAAAATGGAAAAATTGTTGCACCTGTTAGCGCTATTAAATCAGTTGGGCCTGCAATCGTCAATGAACTTGTATCAAAAGGTCCTTTTACATCGCTTCAAGATTATGTCGCGCGCGTTAACCATTCCCGAGTGAATATTGGCTCTATATCAGCTTTAATAAAGGCTAGAGCTGCTGATGATCTCATGGACGAAGCGGTGTCAGATTACAGCGAGCGTCGTTTAGCTTTTATGAAGGAGTATCTCTCTTTAAGAAAAAGCAAGACAGAGTTCAAAGAGGATATGTATAAGATGGATCCGCTAACTACATTTCTCCAAGAAAAAGAATATAATCAATCGTTTAACAAATCGCTCTTATCCTCAGTAGAAATAGGAAAAACTTTAGAGAATAAATGGCCAGCATTAAAACCTACAGGTCGCAAAGGTGTTCCTTATATTATGCAAGCAGGCGAAGGTGCTGAGACCTATATATTGGGCAATGTTAAAGTCGCTGAGGGATTCTTAAATAAAGGCTTTGATAAGAATGTAGGCATGATGTTATTGTTTGATAGTTCTAACTATAGACAAGGAATATCTAAGAAGGGTAAACCTTGGCATAGAGTATCAGTGATGCTATCAGATGGCTACAATATACTTGAGGCAACGCTATGGGATGCTAAGAAAGCCTTTGGGTGGCCTAAAGATACTGTTGTATATGTTAGTGGTGAACTAAAACAAGGATGGAAGACTCCAGTAAGTTTGAACATAACAGAAATCTCGAAAGTAGAATAGATTTTTAACAAGGAGAACAAATGGGAAAATTTACAGTAGTTACAGAGGCACCTAAAGAATTAGCAAAGAATGAGTACGTTATTGATAAACCTAACTTTCTAGAGGATATCGCTCTTCACAATCGAAAGACACCTAAGAATGGTTTAACAGGTGCTTTTCACCTAAGGATGATTCTTGATTCAGTTGCTCAAAACTATGATCCAGAGAATATGACAGCATATTCTGCAAGAGTTCATAACTATGAAGGACGTCCTTTTTCTTCTAATGAAGAGTTGAACTCAATTGTGGTTGAAATGTTAAGTCAAGACTATCCCGCAGTCTTTGCTAAATACTTAGACAAGAAAATTAAAACGCGACCTAAAGGCGTAGATACTATTTATTATGTTGACTCAGGTTTACCGCAAGCTACTGAAATTTTTTATCAAAATGGTTTTGGCGACTTGGATAAAAACTAGCCTGTTTTGCATCTGTATAATATTATGGTATAATTAAATTACGGCAATTACGCTGTTTAATAAAAACCCTCTAAGGAGTATCTATGTCTACTAATGGCAAAATTAAAATCAACCTTGACTCTCTCAAAAGTCGTCGCGAATGGCGCCGGCATAAAGTAAAAGATGGACACAATGTCTATCGAATTCTCCCGCCCTTCGGCGAAGCTTCAAACGGATATCCATATCGAAAATGGTCAGTGATCTGGGGACTATTTGACCCTGAATCTAATCGAGCTCGTCCATTCGCTTCATCACTAACAAGTGAGAAGAAATGTCCAGTTTTTGAGTATGTTCAAGAGCTTAAGAAACGCGCAGAACAAATTAAAGGTCAACTACAGACTTCAGGTGCTTCTGAAGAGGCAATCAGAGAGCGTCTTTCTTCTTTAAATAAGACTATCTCAGACTTAAATCCTAAGAATGTTTATGTTTACAATGCAGCCGATCAATCAGGTGAAGTTGGTCTTCTTGAGTTAAAATCAACTGCTCACAATAAGATTAAAACAGAGATGAGTCAGTATATCACTGACTATAACCAAGATCCTACATCTTTAAACTCTAATGATGATGATTCTGGTGTTTGGTTTGATATCATTCGAACAGGTCAAGGTTTCAAGACAGAGTATGATGCTAAGAAGATGCAGACTAAAGTTAAGAAAGCAACTGGTGGTTTTACTTTTGAAGATGATCGCTCTCCTCTCCCAGACTCTATCGTACAGAACTACGAGAATTTGGCTTATGATCTGTCATCTATCTATCAAGTAAAGACATATGAAGAACTTCAAGAAATTCTAGAAGCCAATATGCCCTCAATTATCGAAGTCTGCCCGGATGCAGATCTAACTGTTGAGTTTACTGCCACTGCGCAAACTGCAGCACCTGTTGCTAAAACAGCAGCAGCGTCAGTAAGAACTGCAACAGTTGCGTCTGTAACAACTAAACCTGCTGCTAAAGTAGCAATTCGTTTAGATGATGAAGATGATGTGGTTACTACTTCAACTAGAAGTGCTGCAAAAACGACAGTTAATCTAAGTCTTGATGATGACTTTATGTCAGAAGCTGATGCGCTTCTAAACTCTTAAGGAGTAAGGTATGAGCGACAAGTCATTGACATCAATAGATGTCACTGCACTTGCAACGTACCTTGATAAAGTTAAAGAGATTGCGTCTGTCAATAAAATGATGGGCGCAGTTTATTTGCGAGACTTTATTATTGGTCAAGACGTTGCCGGCGCACTACTAGCTAAATCAGTACAAGCAGATATTAGGGCTAAATCAGCTCTAGAGCAAGCTGAAGCAATTGCATACTTAGATAATGCTTCAGACTATTTAAAAGAACGAAATATTAAAGATAGCTCTGAGGCACGCAAACGATATGTTGACGTTGATCCTGGTGTTATCGCAGCCAAAGATCATAAAGCCAAGACAGAAGCCTTGGTATCATTAATGAAGAACAAATTATCAATCTTGAGACAATCTCACGATGATCTCAAGAAGATATTATATGGCGATAGTCATATGACTGGCTATGAGGGAATGTAATGAGATACTTATTGATATTGATGCTAATCGGACTTACTGCTTGTTCAGAAGAATCTAGAAATAAATATGAACTGGAAAGACAACAAACTATTGACCTAGCTAAGGTTAAATGTTTTGCGTCGGGCGGCGCAGAATTTGTAGTTGGTAAAAGCGGAGGGAGCGATCATGAAGTTTGCGTATATAAAGCATGCATACATGGTTGCTTCATGGTTGAGGACAAATAATGAAATATATTGCACTTATATCACTTATATTTATTTTAACTGGATGTACTAAAGATTACACAAAACTTGCTCTCTCTTATAGTAAGAAGTATTGTTCATCGCATGATGGTCTTGATCATGCTGTTAAGAAATTAGATAGAATGAAGATAGTTTGTAACGATGGTAGCGTATTTTACGAGGAGTTTATCAATGAGTAAATGGATGAGTAAATTAACAAATGATTTCAGTGTAATAGCGGCAAATTTAAACATTGAGTTGCCACCAGTTATTGCTACTCGATCGCCCAGTCTTAACTGGGCACTAGCAAACGGTGGCTTTCAACCAGGTAAAATCTCTGTTTTATATGGTCCTGAACAAAGTGGAAAAAGTTTATTGGCCATGATGGCTATAGCTGATTTTCAGAAAAAAGATTCAGAAGCTATATTTATATATTTTGATACTGAATATTCATTCAATCTTCCCCTCTTTATTAAGATTGGTGGCGATCCAAAACGCCTCCTTGTTCGTAAAAATAACGATCCATTGTCTATTTTTGATTATATAGGGGGTGAGATGCTAGAAGCCCTTCAAGAAGGGGCTCCGATTCGTGGTATAGTTATTGATTCTATAAAAGCTATTCGTTACCCTAAAGAAGCCAACATGAAACAGACTACTGATCAGAAAATGGGTGGAACTGGCAGCTCATATCTTCCAACTGCTCTCAAATTAGTTATCCCTGTAATAGCTAAGTATAATCTTTTAACTTTTTTTGTACAACAGGTTACGTCTGAGATAGACGCAATGAAAGCACTGCGCAATCCATACGTCATTACTGAAGGTCGTGCTTTAAAACATGCTGCAGATATAATGTTGGAGATTGTAAAGTTAGACACTAAGGCTGGCGTAATTGAGTCTGGAGAGACTATCTCAGGTGCGGCACAGCAGACAGGACATAAAGTTCGTATTAAAGTTAAAAAGAATCGTCTTGGTATTCCAGCACGTATGGCACAGTTTACATATCATTATGACAATGGTATTATCGATACAGATACAGAGATCTTTGAATTAGGTAAGTCATTAGGCGTTGTATTTC